GATCTACAGTGTTTGTTGTGTATCTAATTTTAACAGCTCTACCTCTTCCTCGTACACTTATTTTTTCAGTAGTGCTAGTTATAGATCCGGTAGTCTGCACGTTTGCTGTTGATTGAGGGTATTGTTCAAGTGTCAACCTGGCTGTCATAGTGTTTGTAAGATTATCAAAATCAGGCACTAATTTACTTACTGACATAAGTTGGTCACCGTCTGCTATCTCTACGGAACCTGTCTCTAAGAAAGCTGTAATCGCAGTGCCGTCCGCTTGATTATTACCAGACTCATGTTCAAATATTGAAGAAGCTCCGGCAGTTAAACCAAGTATAGTTGAGGCATTTGCAGTTGCAGACGAACTATATTCTGTTGCTATTGGTTTTTCATACACATATGCACCTAACCATGTAGTTCTTGCAAGATTTATTGTGTACCAAGTGCCTTCTAAATAATTGTAAGCAACAGCTCTGTCTATTTGTGTAGCGTTAGCTGAGGGATAATACCAAATTATTTCGTTAAAAGCTGTATTTAAACCAACTGCAATATCATTTTTATTTGTGTAACTTAAATCATCAAATACATAATCTTGCACTGAACATGGCATTTTTTTGACAACACCATCGTATAAATAAAAAGCATTATCAGACATCCAATAAGCCTTACCATTTACTTCTATGGCTGCATGTTGAGCAATTAAACCAGCGTTTGCGCCAAGCTGTCTTAGACCAAATGTAAAAGGAGTGCCAACAAATTGAATACCGTGTAATGAGGTGTCTGTCCAAACTAGTATTTGACCCGTAGATTTAACAGCGCCAACTATTCTAGATCCATCTGTTATTCTTAATGACCCGGCTTCATTTGTGGCAACAGGAGTGTAATCTGTTGCATCTTCTCTGTCTGAAAATCTAAATAATAAATCATCTTGTGTAGCAGCATTGCCAATAGTTGTTTCAGTGCCAAATATTAATAAATGCCTTGTGTCAGTAGACACGAGACTAAACCTAGATGCTGTAGGAGCATTAGATAGTGCTGTTGCTCTAGTAGCTAAACCTCCAGATGTATCCCAAATAAACGTGCCACCATTTAAAACTGTTGCAATTAAATCCTCACCAAAATTATCAAGTGACCAGTTCCTACCCTCTACAACAACATTAGAAGAGGATCTTGGTTCATCCCAAGTGCTAGCTCCCCAAGTTTCTGTGCCCCAACCATATCCATATGTAGAGGATGTTGGACCTGTATTAATTTGGTAGCTTGCATCTGTAGAGCCACCTCCTGCAGCTGTTGTGCCTGATGCATTAGTCCCTGCATTTATTGTGTAAGTATTGCTCGATGGAACAGTTAAAATTTCAAACTCATTGTTAAAATCTATACCATCAACTACATTTGTAGCTGAGCCATTATCAAAAGTTACAAAAGCCCCAACCTCAGCTTGATGACCGGCGTCAGTAACTGTAACTGTTGCGGAGCCACTCGATGTTGCAAAAGGATTTGTAAGGCTAGCAGTTCTTCTTATAGGTGTAATGTCGTATACTTTACCTTCAGAAAAAATATATAATTTTCTGTCTGAGCCTAAAGCCAAATATCTTGTGCCATCTAATCCTATCCAGGAGTGTGTATCTCTAACGGCACCGACCACAGTCACATTTGGATTAGGTAAATTTGCCCATCCGCCCCATCTTTCTGGCTTACCATAGTGAAATCTTACAAAGTCAGAATCCACATATTTACGTTGATCACCAGCAGAATAAGCAGTATCTTGTTTGTCAATGCCAGGGCGAAACTTTAAGTCAACTAATTGCATGGTTTAATAATAAATTACTTATTGTTATGAGGCAAGAATTGAGTTCCTACATTACCCCTAAATGCGTAGTTTCCGTAATGGGTCATACCACTCTTAATATCTGCATATATTTTACCTCCCATGTTCTGCCATAAACGGCAAAAAGCATAGTCTTCTGATAGATATCTTTTTGTTTGTGGCTCTATCATGGTGTCAAAAAAAGTATAATTCCAATCAGAGGTTTTGTGATAATCGAATTCTTTATCATGAGATTGATTAATATGTTGATCAGGCACAAACTTTAATTCTGGGTATACCTTCGCCATTCTTACAAATACGTCCCTTTTAATTAACATAAAACCAGTAGGACCGTCCATTACCTCTATAAAACCTTTTTCTAACAATATTTTTTCTGGATCTTTTACATTTAAATTATACTGCAAAGAGGCGGCTAATAATTCGTCTTCAGATATATCTGGATTTTCTTTAAGTCTTTTTTTAACTTTAATCCAATCTATTGTCTTTCTAGGATATATACCTGTTACAACATCCTTATCGTAATCTAACATTCTAATAACAGTTTCAGGATTAAAAGCTATGTCAGAATCTATAAACAAAAGATGTGTATAGTCACCATCCATAAACAGTTGCACTAAAGTATTTCTAGCTCTGGTTATTAGTGACTCATTTCCAATAGTTCCAAATTGTAATTCTATTTTTTTAGATGCAGCTAAAGCCACAAGTTGCATGCAACTTTTAAAATAGTCTGCTGTAATCATGCCCCCATAACAAGGAGTGCCAATAAATATTTTTGTCATATGATAGATATATTAGATGATATTATTATTCTTTCAGAATTATCCTTATGATAAACACTATGAAACAAAGATGCCGGGAAGATTACAAGCTTACCAACTTCTGATGCTTCAAAATGTGTTTCCGTTTCTGACGTCAGATTGGGTGAGTAGAAAGTAGTTCCTCCTGTATTATTTGTTAGATATAAAATACTAGAAAAATTAAATCTAGGATCACTATGTGCATGAGTTTCGTGCCAACTGTTTTCATAATAAAGAGCTGACCAATAGTTTAAAACTTTAAAAAGTTTATTTTGATAAAAATTACCAATCATGAACATAAGTTTTTCATATTCAAAAAGCTTAATAGAATTATTAAAGTCTGTGTAATATTCTTTACCATAATCCTCATTCTTCATATTATAAAAATAACTTGTATTTTTAATATCTTCTTTCTTATTAGTTATTTCATCTAACAAAGGTTTTATCTCTTCATCACTAAGGTAAAACTTTTGTATAGACGTCGCAAATGTCTCTATTTTACTTATTTTCATATAAACTTTTTAAAAATTTTTTATGTGGCACTTTTGGTGTTGCATCAAATCCAATATCATATTGATTTAATATTTCTTTTATTCTGTCTCTTAGGTCCTTGGGAAAACTATCAAACTCTTTATCAATATTCTCATTGCCTTTGTAAAAGCCTAACCCGTGAAGCACGCTAGTAAAATTTTGTTCTTTGAAAAGTAAATATTCTGTAGATTTAAAATCTTCTGTCTTTGGTAATTTATCTTTCCATTTTTTTAAATTGTATATCAAAGTGTCTGGCATTGGATTATTTTTATTGTCTTTCCAAAACGGAGTATCTTCTTTTTCAATCATATAATGCAGCGCTATAAAATCTCTAACGTTTTCCATTATTAAATCTAGTTTGTGATTATAATCATTTACGTCCTCTTGTTTATAATTAAATATGTAGTCTTTTAACAAAAACGCTTGTGCAATGGCCGTGCCTATTGACGTTGCTTCTAAAGGCTCAACAAAATTAGAACTTAAACCGATGGCACAACAATTACCTATCCAGCTTTTATCTAATTTACCTGGATCAAACTGTATGTTTCTCGCAATCTCTATCTCATAACCTAATTTCTTTTCTACCTCTCGTTTAGCTTGATCTTTATTTATGTAATTATTATTAAAAACGTAACCGTTGCCCCACCTACCATACACAGGTATTCTCCACATCCATCCATAGTCCATGCATTTTGCTAACGTATAAGTGTTATAATTATCGGTGTCTTCTGTTTGAAAAGCAATAGCTTCGTTTAATTTTAAATATTGTGAGAAGGATTGCCACTCTGCTCCTAGTTTTGAAATTAATAATTTTTTAAAACCTGTACAGTCTATGTAAAAATCAGATGAGTAACTTGCTTTCTCACCAACAATGTTTTTAATATTTTCACCCTCTACTATTATTTCTGTAATCTCATCATCTATTATCTCAATGTTACGTTCTTTACATATTTTAGAAAGATACTCATTTAGCTTGAAAGTATTAAAATGAAATTGTTTTGGATAATCTAATTGTTTGTCATTTTTAAAAACAAGATTCTCTTCATGCACTCTATCACTTGTTAATATTTGATCCCAATCACTCACTCTTGCACCAAATCCCGCTAAATATTCACCAAATCTATGCTCATGAAACTGACTAATTATAGAATGAAAATATTTTTTAGGTGTCCAACCTTCAAACATTACACCCATTTTAATTGTGCCATCTGTGTTTAAAACAACATCTTTATTTACTATGCCACAATATTCTGTAAAATCTGACCAGTGCTCTGTGCTACCTTCACCAACACCTATAATACCTATTTTATCTGATTTAATAACACGAATGTCAAAATACGGAAACCTGGCATTAAATATTAAAGCAGTAACTAAACCGGCAGTTCCAGCTCCTACTATTGTTAACTTATTCAATGTCATAAAAAACGTTTATACAATATCTAGGAGAACTATCTCCAAAAGATTGCATGTTAGTGTGTAAAATTTTAGCAGCATTAAAAAACAAAGCGGTGTTTTCAACAAAACCTATGTGATGATAAAGTTCACCATTATCATTATAAAAACCTGTACCGTTATTTAACAAAGGGTCGCCCTTTACATAAAGCAAGAATCCGTATTTGTCATTGTCACAGTGTGGAAGAGGCTCATTATGATTATATCTGATGTGAGCTCTACACTCATGAATTTTTAAATCTTGGTCTGGGTGAAAAGTTTGTTTAATTCTTTTAATAAATGCACCATCCTGCACTTCATCAGGATGAACTTTACATCCAAACCCGTAATGAATATTTGTACCATCTTGTCTATTTAAATGTTGGTAGTCAAGATTTAGTAATGTTTGCTGTAAACTTAACAATTCTTCTTTTGGTAAAAAATTTTCTACAGAAAAAATAAATCTTGATTCTTTATCTAGTGGCATAGTCAACTTTCAAATATTCTATTTTTCTAACCCAACCTCGTGGTATTGCTATAGCTCCTCCACCGTGATTATCCTCTTTATCCACGCACCATGACCGCATAATCACAATCTTATCATCATTGTTAACAACCATATATCCAACTTCTTGGCACACGGCCAAAGGCGCCTCTAATATTTCTTTTATAGGCAGCCAGCCTGTTTCCATATCTCTTGCATCTAGCCAAGTAATTCTAACCATTGGAACTTTGTTAATGTTCATTATTCCACCGATATGTTAAAACTAATACTAACCCTATTTTTGTTTGAAA